TTACCAGCTCAAGATGATTCAGGAACTGCTTTTGTATCCTATTTATTTGCTACTTGCCCTGGAGTTTCAAAAGTAGGTTCTTACACAGGCAATGGTTCTACGCAAGCTATTCATGCGGATTTACTGGTGGAGCTAGGTTTGTATTAATTAAGCGTACAGACTCTACAGGCGATTGGTATGTTTACGATACTGCTAGAGGTATGACTACGCTTACAGACCCTTATTTATTTATGAATACCACAGATGCAGAATCAGCTACATTAGGTTCTGTAACATCAACTGCTGGTGGCTTTTCTCTTAACTCAACAATTCTTGCTGCCATTAATGTAAGTGGCGGTTCTTATATCTTTTTAGCTATTGCATAGGAAAAATTATGTTAGTTCGAGTTCGTGATACTGGTGAGGTAATGTACCTTCCACAATGGGAACAAACATTCCCTGAAACATCTTTTCCTAACCCTATTCCTGTAGAAACTCTAAATGAGTTTGGTGCAGATGTAGTGTTAGATGGCCCATATCCTTCATGCGGAACATACCAATACATCATTTCAGGCCCAGTAATTGAGCAAGATGGCGCATGGTATACATCGTTTATTGTTAAAGATATGGATGCCGAACAGATTGCTGCCAAAAACGCAGAATTAGCCGCCAATAACAAAGCTAAAGGCAAGCAAATCCTATCTGACACCGATTGGACAGCTATTGCCAGTATTGCTGACCCTGCCGAATCAAACCCTTATTTGACTAATAGACCTGAATTCTTATCTTATCGCTCTGCTGTTAGAGCTATTGTGCTTAACCCTGCTTTTGACTCAGTATTCCCTACAGAACCTACAGAGGTTTGGAGTAGCTAATGCTAGGTTTTACACCGCTATCGACTAACCCTATATCGGATATACAGTTACCAGCAATCGTTGGTAACATATATGTTACTGATACTGACGATACTGCCAGCCTTACAGGTACGGTAGCTAATCCTATTGTTACAGGGACTATATCGGCAACGGACACTAATGACACAGCCAATATTACAGGTGCTGTTCTTGTACCATCTACAGGCACTATTTCAGCTACAGACAGTAACGACACAGCAAGCATTGAAGGCTTTGTTGGCGTACCTGTAGTTGGCGATACCCATGATGGCTTTACCAAAGAAGAATACAAACGCTTTAAAAAGCTTCAAGCTAAGAAATTAAAGGCTGAACAAGACCGTTTAGATGCCATAAGAAAAGCTAAAGCTGACCGCAAAGCTGGCATTAAAGAATTGCTTGACCCAACTCCTAAAAACAAGCAAAAGAAAAATAAAGTACAATCCAATCAAGAAGTTAGCGAAGATATACCGTCTGAGATAACTGCATTAGACAATACCATCGCTAACCTTGTTAAACAACAACAAGAACTTTTGCATGGCGTAATGCTTAGACAAGAGCTAGTTCGGATACAAACCGAAATGGCTATATTGGAAGCTAAACGCTTGGCAGAATTAGACGATGAGGAAGCTTTATTACTACTACTTTAAATCCACACCAACAATACAAATTAGCCTATGAACACCTTCATGCTGGCAGATTAGAAGCAGGATTTAGATTATTTGAATATCGTTGGCACTCTGAAGTAATGGCCAATCAAGCACAGCCGTACACTCAGCCATTAAAAATGCCTGTTTGGAGAGGTGAAAGCCTATTAGGGAAAACCATTACTGTCCTTGCAGAGCAAGGCTTTGGTGACATTATTCAATATGCTCGATTCCTGCCTTTTTTAAAGGTTATGGGCGCTAAATCTGTAGTGTTATTGCAAAACGGTTCATTACACCGCTTATTTGGGCAAATGGACTGCGTTGATGTCTTTAGCAATATGCCAGAAGAAGGTATAGCTACTGAATCAGACTATTGGATTGGCATTATTTCTTTGCCCTATTACATTAGCCTAGCACCAGCGTATGCAAGGGCGTTATTTCCGATGACAACCAAAAAAATAGTAGGCTCAGAAGGCTATTTAGACGCTTTGCCTAGCAATATTCCTAAAAAACTAGCAGTAAATTGGGCTACTTCTAAAGGTCTTTTGCATTATGTTCGCACAATGCGACCTGAAACTATGCTTGAATTGGTAGGAACTGATGCTTATTCATTTAATCCCCAAGAAGATAGGTTTTGGTCACCTTTGCCTGATGATGGTTGGAAAGAGGATTGGAACAAAACTGCAAGCCATTTAAAAGCCTGTAAAGGGCTTGTAACGGTTGATACAGGCATAGCACATCTAGCTGGTGCTTTGGGTGTCAAAACCGTCTGTATCATGCCTAAAAAAGAGTTTAAATGCTGGCGTTGGAAGCATGGCTCTTGGTACGACTCAGTAGTCACAGTAGAAGAAGATGAATTACACAAAATACCTGAACTTATAGGGAGAATGTAATGCTTTGCCCAAAATGCGGTTATTCCGAAGGAAATCATGTACAAGCTAAAAAGTCTGATAAAGACCATTATTTAGAGTTTTGGGGATATACCCTTGGTAGCCCAGAAGCTGAACAAGCTTGGAAAGAAAAGCAAGAAATGACCTATAGAGAAGCCCCTATGGTGCAATCTGACATTGAAGGCTATGTAAGCCAGGTAGATGGTTCATGGATTAAAAGCCGTAGCCAACACCGTAGTCACTTAAAACAGCACAAAATGATTGAACTTGGTAATGATGTGCCGCAACAACATAAAGCTATTGAAATTAATCATAAATCCAATGAAGCAAGAAAGCGCCAAATAGCTGAATTGGCATACAACAAACTTAACTACCGATAGGAGTAAATATGTCAGAAGAATTAGACCGTAGGTCAATGATTGAAGCTGCAATGGAACAAGCTGAAGAAGGTACTTTAGAGTCGCCAGATGAGGTAGAAATTGAAAATGCGTCAGAAGATAAGATTTCCGAAGAATCTGCTCAAGAGAAAGCTCGAAATGAAAAAGGCCAATTTACTAAGCAAGAAGAACAATTGGATAGTGAGACTTCTGAACCTGAAATTAGAGCGTCAGAGGAGAATACAGAGGAACAAGTAGAATACAAACGCCCTACAACTTGGAAGAAAGAATACAAGGAAATATGGGACAAAATGGAAAAAGGCGAGCAAATTGGTCGTGATGATTTTGTTAAATTTGCCAAATATGCCAATCAGCGTGAAGCAGAATACCAAAGAGGTGTAAGCACTTATAAGGCTGAAGCTGACGAAGCTAAACATTTAAGAGAAGCTATTGCGCCATTTGTGCCTGAAATGGAACAACAAGGAATTAGTCCTTCTGCATGGATTAATAACCTAGGCAGAGCGCACATGATTTTATCTAAAGCGCCTTATGAGCAAAAAGTTCAATTATTTCATAAACTTGCGTCTGAATATGGTATACAATTAAATAATCAAGAGTTTGTTGCTCCACAGCAACAAGACCTTTATACACAACAACTGATGAACCAACTACAGACGGTAAATCAGGAAGTAAACGTAATAAAGAATAGATTTGCCCAAGAGGAAAATAATCGCCTCATGGGAGAGATTGAAAGTTTTAAGAGTGGTGGTAATGCACCACACTTTGAATTGGTAAGGGAAGAAATGGCTCAACTCCTTGAGCTAGGGAAGGCCCAAGACCTGAAAACGGCTTATAAGCTGGCGGTTCGTATTAACGATGAAGCATGGGCTTTAGAACAAGAGAAACTCATCTCTGGTGCAAAGCAACAATCTTCAAAGGCGAATCAAGTAGCTAAAGCTAAGGCTGCAGCAGTTAGTCCACGCTCCGTTACTCCTAGCGGACAATCGACAAATGGCTCAGATAAGAAGGATAGGCGCTCATTGATAGCCGAACAATTAAATTCGGGTGCATTGAGTGGCAGGGTTTAACTTAGTCTAATTTTGGACACATTTTTTAAGGATAATAATCATGGCATTTGCTAACTCAGCAATCACCGATATTATCGCTACAACCATTCAAAGTCGTAGCGGTGAATTGGCAGACAACTTAACACAAAACAACGCAATTCTTCAGCGTTTAAACCAAAAGGGCAATGTACGCCCATTCTCAGGTGGTAACGTAATTCTTGAAGAAATTATGTACAACGACCCAAATACTAATAACGCTAATTCATATAGCGGTTACGAAGTATTAAACATTGCTCCAGATAGCCCTATTTCTGCTGCTCAGTACAAAATTGCTCAGTACGCTGACGCAGTTACTATGTCTGGCTTGGAAATGTTGCAAAACAGCTCTAAAGAAGCAATTATTGACCTGTTAGATGGTCGTATGCAAGTTTCTGAAGCTCGCTTGCTAAACCGTATCTCTGGTGACTTGTTCCTAGACGGTACAGGTAATGGCGGTAAGAACCTTGATGGTTTGGCTGCTGCTGTTTCTTCTACTCCTTCAACTGGCACATACGGTGGTATTAATCGTGCTAACTGGACTTTTTGGCAGAACGTAGCTACAACAGGTACTACTATCACTACATCAAACATCTTGGCTAAGATGACTTCTACAGCTATTCAATTAGTTCGTGGAACAGACAAAGCTGACTTGATTGTTGCTGATAACAACTTCTACAGCCTGTATGTACAGTCATTGCAAGCTATTCAGCGTATCGCTTCTGAGGAATCAGGCGCAGCTGGTTTTGCTTCCTTGAAGTTCTACGGTGGCGGTACATCTGCTGACGTAGTATTGGGTGGTGGTTATGGTAACGAGCAACCTACTAACACAATGTACTTCTTGAACACCAATTACATCTTCTTACGCCCACACAAAGAGCGTAACTTTGTACCTATTGGTGGTGAGCGTCAGTCAATTAACCAAGACGCAATCGTGAAGTTATACGGTTGGGCTGGTAACTTGACAACATCTAATAGCTTCTTGCAAGGCATTATGACTAACTAATAATTGGGGAGAAATCCCCTTTTATTAAAGTCTATTTAACATATAAAGGAAACATCATGGCATATACCATTACTCCCCTGTCTGGGATTGATTTTAATGACACACAAACAGTTGCAGAAATTGCATTAAATGGCGGTTCATCTCCAACATTTGGCCCATTAGGAGCAGAAGTATTTGGCTCTGACGGTCGTAGATATGTTTGGGCAAAAGCTGGTGCAGCTATTACTGCTTCTACAACAACTTGCTCCATTAACGCTTCAACCTTTGTAGCAACCGCTTCTGCTGGTACTTACCTAGCTCCAGCAGTTGCAATGGCTTCTGGCGATTATGGCTGGTTTAGTGCAGCTTCAGTTTAAGTTTTACCTGTAGTACCATGGGACTTCCTCAAAAGGGGAGTCCCTTTTTTTCTTTTTAACAACCTAATCCCTTAGGAGAATTAAATGGCTATTGAATCAGATAATCGCAACGCAGACTCACAATTAGCAGTACGCTTTTACAAGCGCCCAGTAGAAATCAAAGATGAAACTATTGCCCAAGGCAGACCAATCTTTAAAAAAAATGAT